AGATAATTTAGCCGAAGTCGCCTATAAATGGGCTATTATGTATAAAGCATTTATTGTTGTGGATATTACTGGTGGTATGGGAATTACAACGGTAAGAAAACTACAAGAATTAGGATATAGGAGTTTATATGTTGAGGGTGTTGATTCTATGAATATTTGGGCGGTTAATAAAACTGCTATTGATAAAATACCTGGAATAAACTTTAACAACAAAAGAGTTCAGATTATTGCCGCCTTTGAGGAGGGAATAAGACATAAATTCCAAATTAGAAGTGTTCGTTTATATAATGAGATGAATACGTTTATGTATATGAATGGTAGACCAGACCACCAAAAAGGACAACATGATGACCTTATTATGGGAATATCTATGGCACTATATGTTGGTGAATCATCATTCTCTAAATTAGAAAAAGTAACCGAACAAACAAAATCTATGATTAATTCATGGGCGGTTGTTAATAACGATACGGTGGCTAAGGAAGCTCACTTTAACCCAGTAATCCCAAATCAGAATATGTTGAATGAGAGGGCGGGTTTAAACACAGGGGCATCACGTAAGGACTATGAACAATATGGTTGGTTATTTGGTGGTATGAGAAGATAATAATTATGGGACTAAGTTTTAGAAAAAGATCGGGTAAAATAGCAAATGGGTCAAGATTGGTTGTTCCTGGACAAATAACAACAGGTCAAAAAGTTTTTGAGGTTACATTCACTAAAAAACAAAATCCATATGATGGATTGCCACTTCCACCATTTTCGGGAACTACACCATAAAATCAAGGTATTAAACAAACTATTTAGATATTTATTAGTATAGTTAAATTATTTACATGGAAAATAACAATCAAAATTTTACAGTTTGGCAAAGGTTATCCAAAACTTTTGGACCTGATTCAACATTGGGGATGAGTCAACCTGACTATAAGTTAGATAAGAAAGAAATACTAAAAACAACAGATAAGGCCGAATACGAAAGGGCTAAATTACAGAATCAACAATCACTATACCTAAGTACAAATTGGGCTAAGGTCGAGAACAATCTTTATACTCAGGCGGTTTATTACGAACCAACAAGATTAGCAGCATTTTATGATTTTGAAAGTATGGAATACACTCCAGAAATCTCCGCAGCATTAGATATATATGCCGAAGAATCGACAACACCAAATCAAGATGGGTATGTTCTTCAGGTATATTCAGAATCAAAAAGAATTAAAAGTATTTTAGTTGATTTATTCGTAAATAATTTAGACGTAAACACCAACTTACCAATGTGGATTAGGAATATGTGTAAGTATGGTGATAATTTCGTTTATTTAAAATTAGATCATGAAAAGGGTGTCACTGGTTGTCTGCAACTACCTAACATTGAAATTGAAAGATTAGAGAAGGGTATGGAATCTAGATCATTTAATATAACACCAGATGAAAATCAAAAAGCGTTAAGATTTACATGGAAAGTTAAAAATGTTGATTTTAACACTTGGGAGGTCGCTCACTTCAGATTATTGGGTGATGATAGAAAACTTCCTTATGGGACATCTATGTTGGAGAAAGCAAGACGTATTTGGAAACAATTGGTTTTGGCCGAAGATGCGATGTTAATTTATAGAACATCAAGAGCTCCTGAAAGACGAGTATTCAAAGTTTTTGTTGGTAATATGGATGATAAAGATGTTGAGGCCTACGTTCAAAGGGTTGCAAACAAATTTAAAAGGGATCAAGTGGTTGATAATAAAACGGGTAATGTAGATCTAAGATTCAACCAAATGGCGGTTGATCAAGATTATTTTATACCTGTACGTGACACCGCACAAGCAAGTCCCATCGACACCTTACCTGGAGCAACAAATTTATCTGAAATCGCCGATATTGAATATATTCAAAAGAAATTGGTAACGGCATTAAGAATACCTAAAGCGTATTTAGGTTTTGAGGAGGCTCTTGGAGATGGTAAAAACTTATCATTGTTGGATATTCGTTTCGCAAGAACAATTAACAGGATTCAAAAATCAGTAATTGCTGAATTAAATAAAATCGCAATTATTCACCTATTCTTAATGGGTTTTGAGGATGAATTACAAAACTTTACCTTAGGACTTACTAATCCATCTAAACAAGCCGATTTGTTAATGATTGATGTTTGGAAAGAAAAAGTGACATTATATAAGGATATGGTTGCGGAAATTCCAAAATCAATTCAAGCTACTTCGGCAACATGGGCTAAGAAACATATATTCGGATTCTCTGATGAGGAAATTAAGTTGGAGTTACAACAAGTTAGAATGGAAAGAGCGGTTGCTGCCGAACTTGATAATACGGCAACAATTATTACTAAAACTGGATTATTTGATACTGTGGATAGGTTATATAAACCACCAGCATCCGGATCAACAGAATCTCCAGCACCTGAAGCTGGAGGGGCACCACCACCTGATGCGGGAGGTCCTCCACCTCCACCAGACGCAGGTCCACCAATTCCGGAATCAACTCTTAATAGTAAATTAAATATTCTTACCGAAAATTCTGAGGACGAATTTTTGGATTTCTATAAAATGAATAACTCTTTAGGTTCAATTGAAAAAGAATTATCTAAATTATTACGAGATTAATAATATTTATATTAAAAACTAATTATGAATTTCGGAGAATTAAAATCAAAAATAGAGGTCTGTTTGTCAGAATCTTATAAGAAGAATAACTTAAAGAAAGATCTTTTCGTATTTAACGAACTGGTCTTGAAGAATAAAAATATTTCAAAAATATTCTTTCTTTATGATGAATTGTCTAAAAACAAGGGATTGTCTGAGTCAATTGCAAATGAATACATTAATGGGTCTATAACGGCTTACGAAAATACTGTTAACAAAATATCGTTAAAAGAGATTAAAGAATTAAAGTATTGGATTGGTCACATTATTTGTGAAAATGAATATAAAAATATTGATAATTTATTTTCAACAAACTTTTTAGTTTTAGAAAATAAAATTAAAAGTAAAAAACTTATTTCTGAAAACTTAAGACAAACAGAAAAAGAAATAAAAGATGTGATCAATGTTCCTTTAAAGTCGATGATTAATGTGGCAAATAAAACGGTAAAAAATTTTATTTCTAGCCTGAACGAGTCTGAACAAAAAGAATTAAATAAAATATTATCTACACCAAAAAATATTTTGGTTAAAAAATACGACAAAATTAAAGATGATGTTAAGGAAAAATTGGAAGATAGAAGACTAACAGAATCTGACGACGAAACTGTAAACACTATTGATAAAGTTTTAGGTAGATTACAAACAGAATCTTTTAATGAACTTAATCTTTATAAGTTGATTAAGTTATCAGACTCTCTTTAATTTTTGGGTATAAATTGCTTTTTGGATCTCCGATCTTCTTTTAATAGATTTTTTGGTAAATTCTTTTCCATTAAATAATTTAGCATTTTGTTTTGTTCTTATCACTTTTCCTTTAAGTTCTTTTAGGGATTTATCAATATTTCCCTTTTTTACCACTACAATTAACATATTTTTTTCTTTTGTTGATATAAATATAATGATTACTTATCTTTATGTCAAAAATAAACCTAAGAGTATGAAAATTTTACATGAAAAAAGGGAAAACAACCAAATTAAATGGATATAGAACATTTAAATCGCATTATGGAACCATTGATGCACAAAACCTTAAATCAATTTACGTCAATCTACAGACGTGGGTAGAACCAAAAGAAGAAGTAGAGAATTGGAATAGAGTAGTCCTAAACATGTCAAGATCCGTTAAACATTCGGTTTTAGAAAACATAAACAAAGAAGTATTTGACGACAAATTTATTGTCGATTTAGATCTTAGAACAAGTGGATTACACCTAAAGAAAAAATCATTTATGAATTTAGAGGTTAATCTTTTCTTACACGAACCGATGGACTTCAAATCACCAAAATTAAAGAAACATGTGAAATCTTTAATTAAATCAATATATGGTAACGTATTCAGTAAAAACAAAAATTTTAAATTTTATTTAACCAAAACCGGAAATTTAAAACCTATTAAACAAGAAACAGAAACTATTTAGTATTTATATATAAAATAATAAATGGAAGAATTTAAAATATTAGGTCCGAGAGATTCAGGTAAGAAAGGAATTCTTATTGAATATGATGCTGGATACATCAACCCAAAAGAAAGAAGAAATTTAGATGCTATCAACGAAAATAGAGATATGTTGGATCATTCTAAACCATTTGAGTTTTATGCTGTTCTTCAAAAATACGACACCCCAAATAGAAATGGTCGTATATACCCTGAAAGAATATTAAAAAGAGAGTCGGAGAATTATAAAAAGATGATTGAAAAAGGAACGTCTCTTTCTGAGTTAAATCACCCTGAGTCATCTTTAATTGATTTAGACAGAGCATCACATCTTATTACAGAGATATGGTGGGAGGGTCCTGTTTTATTAGGTAAATTGAAATTACTTACAAGTCCAGGTTTCCATGAAAGAGGTATTGTATCAACAAAAGGGGATTTAGCCGCAAATTTCTTACGTCAGGGGGTTACATTAGGAATATCCTCTCGCGGAGTAGGTTCCCTTAAGAAGGTTGGAGAACAAAATGAAGTTCAGGATGACTTTGAATTAATTTGTTTTGACCTTGTATCTTCACCATCTACACCGGGAGCTTATTTGTTCTCAGATAAAAACGATAGAATGAAATATGAGGAGAACTTAGACGAGGAGAAAAAAATGTCAGTAGAAAGAAATGTTGGGGAATCAGGAAACAAATCACTTGACTTAATGAAAAGATTAACCCATTATTTGGATAAATAAAAAAATTATGGACGAAAAGTATTTTGTAACGAAGATCACCACAGATATGTTGGATGAGAACACAGGAAAGATTAAAAAAATGAGAGAGGAAAAATTGGTTAAAGGTTACTCACCTACCGATGTTGAGGCTAAAGTGACTAAAGTGTATGAAAATTACACAATGGCTTGGAGAATTACTTCTATTGGTGAAAGTAAAATTGATGAAGTAATCGAAGGGTAATTTTAAAATTTTAAGGTGTGAATGGGAAAGGACAATAGTCTTTTTCCATTTTTTTTTGCGTTATAATACCAAAAACCCAATTTTTTTTAAAAACATAGATATTTATTTGAAAACTATATAAAAAAAGCATGGAAAAAAAACAAAATGTAGTAGAAGACGCTCTATTCCAAATTCGTAATTTGGAAGAGACTCTACAAGAAAATGCAAAAGGAATACTTCAATCTACAATGAAAGAAGAAATCAGACAATTAGTAAAAGAATCTCTTAGGGAACAAGATGAAGAGGAGATTGAACCATTAACAGGCGGAGAAGCCGAACTTGATTCTGAGACAGAATTTGAAGATGACGACATGGATGACATGGAAGATGATGACATGGATGACATGGAAGATGACGAAATGGGTGACGTGGAAGATGACGAAATGGAATTTGATGTTGACGATGAAGAAACTATTGATTTGACAAGTGCGTCAGATGAAGAAGTATTAAAGGTTTTCAAAGCTATGGGAGATGAAGATGGAATCATCGTGAAAAAAGAAGGTGGTAATATTCACCTTAAAGATGGTGATAATGATTATATGATCCAATTAGGAGAATCTTACATGGACGATGGTCAAGAAGAAGATGAATTTGAACCAACTGACCTTGAAGAAACAATCTATGAAATTCAAATGGATGAAGAAGATGATTTAAATCCTGAAGGAGAAACAATCTACGAAATTCAAATGGATGAAGAATACGACGAAATGGATTTTGAAACTCCTGTGAGAGATGCTATCAGATCTCATAAAGGTAGATTTGAAACTCCTATGAGAGATAGATTAAGATCTCGTATGGAAGATAACGTGGAAGATGACATGTCAGATAGATTCAGATCTCGTAGATATAGAGATATGGAAGATGACATGGCAGAAGGTGTTGATCCTGAAATGATGGAATACAATATGTCTAACCTTGATCTTGGTGAAGAAGATGATATGTATTCTAGTCCAGAAATGGGTGAAGGAAATCATATGTATGGTAATTCAGAAATGGAAGAAGAAGAAGAAGTGAGTATGAGTGATTTAAACTCAGTTATGGAAGCCGTTAAAAAAGCTATGAAACCGAAAGGAATTGGAATGGGAAATGCTTCTAAATTCAAATATGGTAAAAAACCTAACATGAGTGGAGGGTTTAACGAAAAAAGAAAAGAAGGACCTAAATCTGTTGGTACAGGTAAAGCTAGATTTGAATACAAAGAAGAACATGAATATGGTGGTAACTCACACGATTACAAACGTAAGGATGTTAAGGGTGTTGAGAAAAAAACCGGAGTCGTGAAAGGTCATTTTAAAGATTATGAAGGTAAGAAATCTGAAACTAAAGAATCCGCGAGAACTTTAGGTAATGGTAGTAGAAATTATCCGGAAAGAAAATCTATACCTAAAATGAGAGTAAGACCAACTAATGAAAGTGTTTCAAATGAAGTGAATTTGTTAAAAGAAAAAAATAATGAATACAGACAAGCTCTTGATATTTTTAGAACAAAACTTAATGAAGTTGCAACATTTAATTCAAACTTGGCTTATGCGACAAGACTATTTACTGAACACTCAACAACTAAACAAGAAAAAATAAATATTCTTAGAAGATTTGACAATGTCGATACTTTGAAGGAATCAAAAAGTCTGTATAGGTCAATAAAGGATGAGTTATCATCTGGATCTAAATCAGAAGAAAGATTAACCGAATCAATTGAAAGAACTGTTAACAGAACCGCATCTACGGGATCGTCAACTAATCTAATTGAATCAAAAACGTATGAAAATCCACAATTCTTAAGAATGAAGGATTTGATGACAAAAATAAAATAAACAATAAACAAAAATAATAAAAACCAAAAAAAAATGGGAGCATTATTAGAATCAGGTCTTGTTGGTAACATAGGGTTAAAACACCTTAAAGTTATCAAAGAAGACACTATTAACAAATGGAACAAATTAGGGTTCCTTGATGGACTTAAAGGTCATCTAAAAGAAAATATGGCTCAATTATATGAGAATCAAGCGTCACATTTGATTAACGAAGCAACTGGAGAAGGTTCTAACGGAGCATTTGAAACTGTTGTTTTCCCAATCGTAAGACGTGTATTCTCTAAATTGTTAGCTAACGACATCGTATCAGTACAAGCAATGAACTTACCTATCGGTAAATTGTTCTACTTCGTACCTAAAATCCAAGGATATCAAAATGAATATCAAGGACCAGATGCGACAGGTGGTATTCATTATCCTCCAGTTGGAGCACCAAATGGACCTGCTAATGGAGCTGGATATGAGCCAACAGGACCATACGCTTACAAGAAAAACCTTTATGATTTATTCTACGAAGGAAATGAGGCAGGAATGGATCCACAAGGATTATTTGACTACTCTAAAGGTAAGTGGACCGCAGTTACTGCAACTACAACAATCCAAGCATGGGCTGGTTCAGCACTTGTTAACGCAACTATCAACGGAGGTACTCCTGCAGGTGGAACACAAATTCCAGCAGGTAACATAAGAAAAGTTCTTATGAAAATGTGTGGTTTCGCAAATTCAGGAGCTGGTAAATTAATCGGACCTGATGGTAACGAAATGGATAGTGAGGCATTTTTGTCTGACTTGAGAATATTCGCATCAACAGGATTATCCGCATCTACTACACCTTGTGACGTTCTTAAAAACAGTGCAGGACAATACATTCCTTTATTATTTAGATGTGTTACTCAAATATACGGTAAAGGTCTTGTTAAATATGGTGGTCAACAATCAACAACATTTGCAAACACTAGTACTCAACCTAACGACGCAGGTAATGGTGGTTCTTACTACGATATCTGTGACTCAGATGGTTGTATCTATTTAGAAGTAGATTTATCTTGTCCAGTATGTGCTGATTGTGACTCAACATCTTTAGATGGTTACACAGGTACTACAATATACTCAGGTGGATCTGGAACTTCATTTACTGCATTCTTTAGACGATATGCTAACTTAGAATTTGAAGACGAAATTGGTGAGGTTTCTTTTGATTTAGAATCAGTAACTGTTTCTGTAACTGAAAGAAAACTAAGAGCACAATGGTCTCCTGAATTAGCTCAAGACGTTGCGGCATTCCACAACATCGACGCTGAAGCTGAATTAACAGCATTGTTATCTGAACAAGTAGCAGCTGAAATCGACCGTGAGATCCTTCGTGACTTACGTAAAGGTGCGGCATGGAACTTACGTTGGGATTACAACGGATGGAGAAGAATTTCTCAAACAACATCTTACACTCAGAAAGACTGGAACCAAACATTAATTACAGCAATCAATCAGTTGTCTGCACAAATTCACAAATCAACTTTGAGAGGTGGTGCTAACTGGATCGTTGTTTCTTCTGAGGTTTCTGCAATCTTTGACGATTTAGAATACTTCCACGTATCTAACGCGGCTCCTGAGCAAGATCAGTATAACATGGGTATTGAAAGAGTTGGTACTCTTGCAGGACGTTACCAAGTTTATCGTGATCCTTACTTCCCAGCAAACCAAGTTTTGATTGGACACAAAGGAACATCATTGTTAGACACAGGTTACATCTACGCACCGTATGTACCATTACAATTAACACCTACAATGTACAATCCGTTCAACTTTACTCCGATCAAAGGAATAATGACGAGATACGCGAAAAAAATGGTAAATAATCGCTTTTACGGGAGAATTACCGTAGATGGTGTTCGTACATTCGATTTAAGAGAATTGAGATAATCAAAATCTTAAAGAATACTACAAAAGGGACAAGAAATTGTCCCTTTTTTTTATCTTTTTATCTTAACAATATGTTTTTTGGTAAAATGTGTTATATTTATAATTATGAAGAAGATAGAACTAAATAAAGAAGAATTAGATAATATTCTAAAAATGTATAATGAAGAATTATTGGGTACCCATACGATATCCATAAAAACGGGAATTAGTAAGCCAACGATTAATAGAATTCTTAAAGAAAATAATATTATTTTTAGACCATCAGGTAGAAGAAATATTGGTGGTAAAAAAGTTGCGGATAAAAAATGGAGAGATTCTAATAAAGAGTATATGTCTAATAAATCCAAAACTTGGTACGAACAAAACAAAGAACATCGTAAAGAATACATTAAAGAATACCATAAAAACAATATTGATAAGATTAGAAAAACCAAACGTGATTACGAAAGAAATCGTAAAGCGAGAGACCCCCTCTATAAATTAATCAGTAATTTCAGAACCGCAATATATCAGGTATTAAAGGAGAGTAATGTGGAAAAGAACAAACACTATTTTGATATACTACAATACACGCCTGAACAACTAATAACACATTTAGAGAATAAATTTACAGATAAAATGACGTGGGACAATTACGGTGAGTGGCATGTAGACCATAAATTACCTATAACTCATTTTAATATCTCTGAAATGGGGGATAGTGAATTTATGAAATGTTGGTCATTAGATAATCTACAACCTATGTGGGGTGATGAAAACATTAAAAAATCTAATAAATTACTTGATTAAAGTCCTAATTGATTTTGATATCACTTCAGATTCACCAATAGTGAACACTCCTTTAGAATGTGCGGATTTAATTGCCTCAATAAGGTAATACAAAGCGTGGTCATGATTCATTGTTGATAACATCAATTCTAATTGATCCTCATTAATTAAATTTATTGTTCCAAATAGATTACCAAAATTACCTTGTTTTTCTTCCATTTTATTTTTTCTTTATATTTATATAATATAACATATGAGTAGAATAAGTCAAATAATAAGAAAAGTAATTAAAGAGGCGACAGGAGATAGTTCTGGTGGTAGGGGTTCGTATATTGCACCATTACAACCAGGGTTAAGACCATTTACTCGTGAATCATTACAACCATTTACCGATGCGGTATCTAAATGGAAAAGCCCGTTAGTACAATACGATAGTTATGATGGCAGTTGGGATTTAAGATTGGGACAGATTAAGGAGTTAGAAAAGACTGCCTCCAAGATACAAGATTACATCAAACACCACCCATATTCAACATTTTCTGATGACGATGGTAGTATTATTAACCAATATTTCCAAGACTCAAAAAAGGCCCCATATAAAGAAAAAATGGAACCATACACAATCAAAGTTAATGAATGGGTAGAAATTAAAAATAAAGATTATGTAAACGAAGTAGATAGTTCATCAACTGCGGGTTTATATAATGCACCATTAGAGGTTGGTAGTTATGAATGGGAAAAAAATTACTTATCACCATTCACTGAAAAAGTGGAAAGTGAATTTAATAAAAAATCTTTAGAAAATACTTTGAAAAGAAATATAAAACGTATCGTAGGTGTTTGGGAAAAAAATAAAAATGGTTCATATTTTAGAGATATAGATTATCCCGACACAATTAATGAAGATCTTGCCGTTTGGTTTGGTAAAAAGAAAAAACCTAAGGGATCTTCCCAACCAAAAGGACCTTGGGTTGACATTTGTCGTAAAGTTGACGGTAAACATCCTCCCTGTGGACGACAAGATACCTCTAAGGGTTCATACCCTAAATGTAGGGCGGCTGGAGTTGCCGGTAAAATGAGTGATTCTGCAAAAAGATCTGCTTGTCAACAAAAAAGATCTGCTGAGAAAAAAGACACTCAAACAGGGAAAGGTCAAAAACCTATCATGACTAGTTATAAGTCTAAAAAATAATTATTTCTTATTATCTGTAATCTCATTTAACCGTTTTAATACATGGTCTAATGAGTTTTTAATGTTGGAGCTAACCTCTTTTTCCATTTCAACACGTCTTTTTTCTGTTTCTGTGTCGTATATATAAGTTAATCGTTCCCAATCTCTTGAGGATAATTTAACATTATAATTAAACACATGGTTTGTTACCTCAACTCGATAATTATCTAGTGTTACAAATATACCTAACTCATTATTACGAATATATCTTTTATTAGACATTGGGGCAATCATAAATTCAGAGTCTAAATTAGATATAAGTTTTAAACAAATTTTAAAACATGTTTTTTCGTAAACACTGATTTCTTCCATATATGTTGGGGCAAAGGAAGATCTTTTTGTGAATATGTAAATTTTTACTTTAAGTCTTTTGTAGAATTTTAGAATTGATTTTATCATTTTTATTTAGTTTACGTTTAAACAAATCTAAACATAAATAAACGATTAAACAAAAATTTTTAAAAAAAAATTAACAATAAGAACCTGAACAATGTTTTTTACCATCAAGACCTTTGATTTTTCCTTTACATACTTGAACAGCATGTCCATTACTGTAAGCACTTGGGTACACGTCATATTTTGCCTTTGCTGATGCCTTACCTCTTGCACAAAGAGGTGTGCCTGTTTTTTTACGACCTTCAGACATTGTCATGACCATGTCATCATTCATGTTCATAGACATTCCATCTTTTTTTGATTCATTCATTAAAAAATCAAATACTTGATCCATATTATTTTTGGCTTCTGAAATATGATCTTGAGCCCAATCATGACCATTATCTAATATAGATTCAACCATGTCTCTGTCCATATCTAATAAAATGTCACATTGTCTTCTCATTTGTTCTAAATTAGAAAAGAACATATATCTTTGAGATTTTTCTTCATGAGTCTCTCTAATAACTTTTTTTATAATTCTATTTAAATCTCTCATAATACTAACTATTTAATCCGTTACCTCCTAGTGTAACTGCATTCATTTGAATTACCTCAGTACCATCTAAAGCTGTCCATACTGGATGTGGTGGTTCTACAGATACTGTTGTGGTTCCTCCTGACGTACATATTACAACACATACGTCTTCAGCTGCGTTTGCGTATGTTACAACATTAAATATCATACATTCGTAACAACTATCGTAGGTTGTGATTGCGGTATATGGTGGTGCTGGTGCGGGTCCTTGTTGTTCCCCAACAGTTCCACATATTACATCACCTGTTGATGAACTAAATGAGATTACATCACCCTGATTTGGGTGAATTCCGTTATCTTCGACATCAACCTCGGTACCGTTTTGACAAAGAAATACACTATATGTTGCCATAATTTTTTATTATAAATATCCTATTATTCTATTTTTTCATTAACAATTTGAAATTTTATTTGTCTTTTGTAAGTATTGACTTGTCCGGACGTTGTAACTTGTATGTCAATGTAGTATTCGTTAGGTATTTTATCCCTCGTGTCAAAGATAAAGTAGTATTCATTTGGAGTTCTATTTAACTCAGTCCAATCCTGTACCGCAACTTCAGTTTGACCTTCACGAACATATATACGGTATTTACCATCAATATTTGGTAATTGTTTGTTTGTGGTATAAGCCTCTTTAATTATAACACCAACTTTTCTAATATCCGAGTTTATTATTTTTTCATTTTGTTTAATTCCGTAATAGTTAAATCCATATTGTGATGGGTCATTTGTGTTTGTACCAATTTGAATTGATTTCTTAATTGGGTAAATTGTGAACTCATTAATTTGGTTAGGTAAAGAAAACCCATTCAATTTAATGTCAGACCAAGTATCGGTAAACATACAAGGGGTTTTATATCCAATAAGTGCCGGTATTGTAATTTCATACACACCTTTTGTCCTTAAACAAGATTGTAAATTTATTAAACCAACGATCGGTATTCCAGAAGAATCACTAATTGTTACTTTTGGAGCGTAATCCAAGTTTTTAAAATCACCATCCTCATATATATACAAATATAATTTGTTAACTTTTCCCAATGAAAAACTATTCCTGTTGTCAAGAATTAGATCGTCATAGGTAGTTTCAAGGTATGGCTCGTAAAACGTCTGTGTGTGTCTTGTAAAGAAACCTACGGAGTATGATCCGGTGGTTCCTGTTAAG